CAATTGCATCAAATATAGATAATAATATTTCATCAATATCAACTGATTATAATCAGGATTTAAATATATATCGCAGTAGAGATGAAATAATAGATGGTATAGGTTTAATCATTGAATATTTAATAACAGAATTAAAAATTTTCAATGATTTTAAATCAAATCTAATAATATTATTTAGTAATTATACAATTGAGGATTATTTCAAAGAAGCATATGAAAATAATCTACTGATGGTTAATTTCTGTATTAATTTATTAACTGAAATACTTGCTGATGCGAATGATTTGAATGCTATGACAAGTGATATAAATAATGATAATATATTATTAGAATTATCATTAGATATTACTAATAAATATATTAATTTTATCAATAATAGTTATAATTTCGCGATTTCAACATCAAAAGTTGTTGAAGCAATTAATAATAATGTTGATATTTATATTCTAACATCATTATCTATAATACCACTTCTAAATACAATGATTGATTATGCGAATATTCATTTACAGGAAGCGTGGAGTATTATATCACATAAAATAGTATTATTTGCCAGTATTTCATATTCATTAAATATTAGTATTAGTTCATCGGCAGCATTATCTTCAATATCTAATATAAATAATAATGAAGGAAAAAATACAGATGTATTAATAATTGGGAATAATATTAAATTATATCCAAATAAATCATTAATAATTGGATATGAGAATGAATATACAAGATGGTTAGAATTAATAAATGATACAGCAAAAAAATCAGTTGCTTATTTCTTCAATTCTGAATATAATTCTTGTATTTCCAGTTTCAATTGTAGAGCTCAAAAATTTAAATCATCATTAATAAATTCAACATCATTAAAAACATCAGCATCTATTGATATTAATTTAATAGATACAGCAATTAAAAATTATGAGGAATCAATGTTTGATAGTGTATCATTGAAATTATCACATATATATCATAGAATTAATACTTATGATGCAAATCCATCATCCAATAATACAATATTTGAAATAGTTAGAAAACAAAATTCAACAAATCCTTATTTTAGTATTTATAGTTATGATGACAAAAATATTTTAAATATAGGTAAAGGTTTATTTTATGATGAAAATAATAAATGTATAAGTGAAGATACAGTCGTTCATATAAACGAGAATACCTCCAAACATTTATTAAAATTATCTAATCCTAATCCAGTATCATTATTATTTAATCATAATATAGTTAATAATTGGATATTATCAATTACTGACAAATTTAATTTTAATTATAATACTAATAATATTATTACTATTACTTCTTCTAGTTTAATTATTAATAGTAATGCTATTAATAATACCAATTCAAATGAAGCTTCCTTATATATAAATAATAATACGAATAATTCAGCATTAACTTTAAAAAATAATTATGAGGAGATTAGAATTAATAGTACTATGACTAAAACGAATACAATTATTACTATTAATAATAAGGGAATTGTATATTCAGGAATACCAGATTATTTAAATGACCCATTTGAATTTTCAAAAACTTCATTTGAAGTTAATGAGAAAGTTGAATTGAGTAATATTACATATACATTATCTAATGTTCGGGTTAGTTTCAATAATATTAATCAAGATAATCCATTTAAAACAAGTATAAGTTCAAATGGATTTGGACCTAATAATATTTATATACTTCCTGATGTAAAATTCAATGATTCAAATATAACTTATTCAAATACTTCTATTAAAACAATATCTAAAACTATTGAAATCGGGACACCATCATATACATTTAATTATATAGTTCCAAATCATATTTCAATTGTAAATACTCAAAATATATCATGGGAATCAGATGTTAATACGCCATATAATTTCATATTTGAAACAATAATTACAGAACCAGATACTGTAATAGATGATTATGAATTTATTAATTTAGATTATAACTTTGGTGGTGGTTTAATAGTAAGAAATAAAATAATATATTATAAATATGGAACTTTTATAAATAATTCATTAAGTATTAATATTAAAAATTATAATCATTATATTATAAGACCTTATAATACAGTTCCAAAAAGTATTTATAATAATGTTCATTCAAATTTAATATCATCAAATATAACTGGAAATAATATTGTTATAAATAATACATTAAAATATTTTAATGATATTATTGGTAAAGATAAATATGAAAGAAATTATACAGAAACACTTGAGAAATATTATCCAATAACTATTTTTGATTTTGATTATAATATTCCTATTAATATAACTATTAATGATAAATATTATGTATATACTAAAAATGACAGCGAACAAGATTTATCAGGGATTGAATATATAAATACGAATGCTAAATTACCAACAATAAAACATAAAAATATTTATGATAATTATCATAATTTTTATAGTTATACAGATGATTATGAGATTTATTTTAATTCAACGAAATTATTAAATATTGATAATAAGGGAACATTAACAACTAGTGGAAATATACACACAGATAATATTTATTTAAATGGAGACATATTTAATTCACAAGGTATATCATTATATGATAATATATTATCTCTAATTAATAATATATCACCAGAAACAAATTATGAATTAAATGCAAAAAACATTATTTTAAATCCTGCGATTGGTTTGAATGATTATTATAGAGGAGGTATATTAATAAATGGTACAAATATAAATGATATAAATAATAATTTATTTCAAATAAATAATTATGCCAATAATGATAATTTTATAACTTTAAATTCTTGCACTTCTAAATCATATATACATTTCAATAATGAAATAATAGGAGAAACAAATACTCGTATTAATTCCATATATAGAATAGGAACTGAAAATAATACTTTTGGTATTTGGAAATATAAAACATTTACATCAAAATATAATGAAAATTATTATATTGATACAACAGATACTGGTGCTTGTAATAAAGTATTTGATATTATACCTAGAAACCCAGAAACAGCATTTGATATATTTTTAAATGGTGAATTACATCAATCATCAGATCGTAGATTAAAGACAGATATTAAAAATATTGAGAATGCGTTAGATAAAATAGTAAGATTAAATGGAATTACATATATATCAGCAAATAATACTGATATAGCACAAAAAAGACAAACAGGTTTAATAGCTCAGGAAGTTAATGAAGTATTACCAGAGGCAACTTCAATAAATAGTGATGGATATTATACTTTAGCATATGGTAATTTAGCAGGTTTGATAGTAGAAGCAATAAAAGAATTAAAAATAGAGATAAATGAATTAAAAACAAAAATTATTTAATTTTCAGTAATTCCTAATTTTCTTTTAATAGTATTATAAGTTTTTTCATCAAATGCTGCTGAACCATTTTCAATATTCGCAATAAATGAACCTTTCAAAGAAACATGCACTTTTTGTGCTAATTGTATATGAGATAATCCTAACGCATTTCTTGCTCCACTAATAAGTTTAATTTGGTCTGCACTATATTTTTTAATACGATGTGCTTCATTATCATCTTCAATTTTAGGTTTAGAAATATGAATATTTGATTTACTAGTAGCAGAAACATTTTTAGATGTATGAGATTTAGTTTTAGTTAAAACAACTGGTTCCCAATCCTGAAAATTAGTTCTATGACTCATATCTTTATATATATTTATTATAATAAAATGATTCATTTTTTTTTAATTGGAAAAATGATATAAACATATGATATATATATTACAAATAAAATAAATGGCAGTAAAACAAATTATGGAACGTTTCGTTAATTCAGTTGATGTTAATAATAATTATACAACAGTAGAATTAATTAAACTTCTTAAGGAAGCGGCAAAAAATAATAAAAATAAATCAACAGATGCATCAGGAGAACCCAGAGTTAAAAAACCTCCTTCTGCATATAATCTTTTCATTAAGGAACAGATGGAACTTCTAAAAACTGATGGATGTAGTCCAAAAGACCGTATGCGTAAAGCGACTGAGAAATGGAAAGAAGCTAAGGAGGCGAAGGAGAAAAAAGCGGCAGACCCAAAAACAGAAGAATCTGTTGCTGAGTAATTTTTTCTTAATATTTATTTTTCTTAATTCGCGTTAAGAACATCGCGAACTTTCATAATCGCCTTTCCTAGTCTGTTAGTACCATTCCAATTATGAGGGGGAGTATTAAGTGTATCAGTGATATTAAGTCCATTTCCCCAAATCTTATCATAAGGGGAACATTCAACGAAAATCTTATCACCAGTTGCCAGCAACTTTTCTTTAAGTTCTTTATTTTGAGAGAATTTTGCGAGATTACCTTGAAATACAATTTCATCGGCAACAATATTCCATTCATTTTCATCAAAATTTTTAACTAGTCTTCCCAAAGATTTTTGCTCCTTAGGTTCAGTTGCATTCATAATTAATTTTTCAGTTTCTTCGTCATTGAAGAATTTTGCTTTCTGTGCCATCATATATTGTTCGCAACAGTTATAGGTAATTCCGTCAATGACGAAAGACTTAATAAACCATTGCGAAGGATATAATGATTTGAAATAAACTCCATTCTCATTTTCAAAGAACTTTTCATTATGTGCTTCCATTGTTTGCTTTAAACTCCTAATTATTTTTGTTAAAGTTTGAAATCATTTTTTCAAACTTTTGCTTATAAAAAATGATATATTTATTTATTATTATTAATATTATTATAAATGACTAAACCTATTTTAAAATGGGTTGGAGGAAAAACGCAAATCATAGATAAAATAATTAATAATATTCCTAAAGAAATAAATAATTATCGTGAAATATTTTTAGGAGGTGGAAGTGTATTATTATCATTTCTTTCATATGTTAAGAATGAAAATATAAAAATAAATGGTGATATATATGCTTATGATATAAATGAACCATTGATATATATGTATAAAAATATTCAACAACGACATAATGAATTATATAATTATTTAGAAAATTTAATTTTAGAATTTAATAAATGTACTAATGATGAAATTAATAGAACTCCTGAAAATCTAGAAGAAGCAATGAAAAATAAAGAAAATTATTATTATTGGATAAGAAAGAATTATAATAAATTATCAAATGATGAAAGAAATGATATTATAGGTTCGGCAATGTTTATATTTCTTAATAAAACTTGTTTTAGAGGAATGTTTAGAATGGGTCCAAATGGTTTTAATGTACCATATGGAAATTATAAAAATCCTGAAATTATAAATAAAAATCATTTAGAAGAAATTCATCATTTAATCCAAAATGTTAAATTTGAATGTTGCGATTTTTCTATATCTCTTAATATGATTGATGAAAACGATTTTATATATTTAGATCCACCATATGCACCTGAAATAGAGACATCATTTGTTGGATATACAAAAGAAGGATTTAATATAAATCAACATAATAATTTATTTGATTTAATTCATAAATTATCAAATGAAAATAAAAAAATAATGCTAAGTAATGCAGATGTTAAATTAGTTAGAGATAATTTTAATAGTAATGATAATGAAAATGAAAATGACAAATATAGGATTATAGAAATTGTATGTAAAAGAACAATAAATTCTAAAAATCCAAATGCAAAAGCAAAGGAAGTTATTATAATGAATTATTAATCCATTTATTTAATAATTCAAAATAATTATCATCATCTCCATATAAAACATTTATATTATTTTCAATAAAAATTTTATTCAATATTATATATTTTATATCTTGAGATATAAATTTATTTTTTAGAAAATTATTCACACAGAAACAATAATATATATTAAAATTTTCATCTAAAACTAATTCATATTCTCTTTTTAATGCTATACCTGCCCATAACTTAGTTTCAACGGAACCTTCTGTATTTTGTTCTTTTTTTTCTAAAATTTTAATATCAATTTTACCTGTATTATATTCAATTATATAAGCTTCATCAGGACATCTAAATATATCAATATCATATTTAAATTTCATATATTTTTTTAATCCATTTTGTAAAGTAAATACAATAGTTTTATCTTCAAATGTTTTAGATAAATAATAATTATATTTACATTTATCAGGTAATTTATATTCAATATATCCTAATTCTAATAATTTATTATAATTATTAGTTTTGTCTTCAAACATTTTACCATAATAATTTGTATTAGCACCGCCTGCACCATATCCTCTATTCATTATTAATAATAATAATAATAAACTTATCTCATTTTTTTTTATAAATAAAAAATGACAATTGTTTTATTTAACGATAAAGATAAATAATGACTGATAAGACAAAAATGAATAAATATGATATTATTAATTCTATCAATATTCATTATTATAAGAAAGGTGTTATTTGCAGTAATATTTATAAATTATCAAAAGAAAAATTATTAACAATTCTAATTGATAATGAGATTGAATATATTACAAAGGAACAATTAAAAAAAGATATTATTAATATTGAAACTTATAATAATTTAAGAGATGTCATTTATTGCAATTTTATTAAATATGAGAATATACCATATGAAGTAGTTTCTACAATTACTATTTCAACTACTGTTGAAGAACTTACGGAAATTATAAATAAATATGATTTGAAGAATGAAAAAAACTTTCAAAATGATAAAGAACTTATCCTAAATTTATATAAATCCTACAATAATTACTGTAAATCATCTTCTATTCCTAATACTTGTATCTATATTACTCTACCTAATATTATAAAATCACTTAAGGATATTGTTTAAATCTCCTTAAATGTTTTTATGAATAATGCGGCAGTAATTTTAGTATCAATAATTGGTTTAGGATAATTAATATTAGGATATTGTTTTTGTTCCCAATTTAATATTATTTTATTAGGAACTTCTCTTAATTCTGGAATCCATAATTTTATATATTCACAGTCTTTATCAAAACGTTTCATTTGTAAAGTTGGGGAGAATATGCGAAAATATGGTTGACTATCTGTACCAGTTGATGCACACCACTGCCAACCACCATTATTTGAGGATGGGTCATAATCAACGAGAGATTTTGCGAAATATTCTTCGCCTTTACGCCAATCTATTAATAAATTTTTAACTAAAAATGATGCTACAACCATACGACATCTATTATGCATCCATCCACATATTTTAATTTGTCTCATAGCAGCATCAATTAATGGAAATCCAGTCATACCATTTACCCATTTATTAAATAAATCATCATTATTATTCCATTTAATATTCTCATATTTTTTATTAAAAGATTTTTGAAATATATATGGAAAATGAAATGTTATTATAGCATAAAAATCGTGCCAAAACAATTCTCTAATTATTCCGTGATTTAATGGTAATGTATAATAAATTTCCCTAATACTAATACATCCAAATTTAATATATGCACTCAATCTTGTTGTTTTATTTAAATACGGATAATCTCTTTCATCATCATAATTATTATAATAACCATTCTTCAATCGTTCCAATATTTCCAATGCCTTTATTCTGCCACCATTGACGAATATATGAATATTAGGAACAGGTCGCAAATAATTATAATCTTTTAATGTTTTAGAATTATTATCTTTAATGAATTTAAATTTTTTATTATTAAATAATGATTCTGGTTTTTTTAAAATAGCTTTTTTATAAAATGGCGTAAATTTTAAATAAGGTTCATTATTATCTTTGAGAATACTTTTTATAGGATTTAATGTATAATCTTCAAATGCCATTATTTCAATCTTATTTTTATTCGCCCAAATGTTAATATCATTATCTCGTTTTATAGCATAGGGTGTATAATCTTTATTGTAGGAAATAATATCAAATTTATTTTTTTTATATATTTCATCAATTATAGAAATATCATCTGTATCGGTATAATAAAAATTTAAAAATGATAATTCATCCAATGATTCAAATAAAAATTGTGCTGAATTTTTAGAATAATACTTATTACTCTTTTCCTCTATTTGTTTTTTATTAAATATAAAAATTGGTAATATTTCAATAGTTGGATATTTAATAACTAACTTATTTAAAGTAGTATTATCATATGTTCTCAAATCCCTTCTAAAAATAAATAATGCCCTCATACTTATATTAATAATAATATAAAACTATATATATTAATAATAATAATATAAGTATGATTCAATTATTATCATTTGATATAGGCATTAAAAATATGGCATATTGTTTTTCTATATGTAAAGATGCTGAATTTAAAGTTATTGATATTAATAAAATTGATTTAAATTCAAATAAAAATAATATTCAAAATATTATTAATAATACTATTGAATTTTTAGATGATATTATGAGTTCATTAACTATTGATATTAATAATAAAATAATAATTCTCATTGAATGTCAAATGACTTCTATAATGAGAACAATTCAAACTTGTATAAATACTTATTTTAAAGTTATTGGGAAACATCAAAATATAGATATTGAAACTATTTATGTGTCAGCAAAACATAAATTAAAAATAATGGATGTTTATCCTGATAATATTGAGAAAGATAAATATAAACAAAATAAAATGGATTCAATCTTTTATACTAAACATTTATTAACAACGACATTCAAAGATGAGAAAATATTAGATATAATAGATTCATTTAAAAAAAAAGATGATTTATGCGATGCTTTTTTAATGTGTATATATTATTATTCAAATATATATTCAAAAAAATAAAATTATATGTATAATATAGATTTATTTATATTAAAAATGGCAGATAATGAAGTTAATAATACTGGTAGTATTATATCAGGCATATTTATCTTTATATTTACGATTGTATGGTTAATAGCATCATTTACTGGGTTCCTTATGTCTATTTTATGTTTATCATATGATGGAACAACAGGTGCTAAAATAGCAGGGTTTTTATTTGCATTATTTACTGGTCCTTTCTTCTGGTTATATTATATATTTAGAAAAACTTATTGTACTAATAATAATTATTATCCTCAATAAATAATAGAACAAATGATTTTAATATTATTATATCTCATATGGTTAATTGCTGGTTTATCAGCATTTATTGCATCTATTGTTTGCTTGTCATATAATGGAACTGGAGGTGCAAAAGCGGCAGGATTTTTATTAGCATTATTTTTTGGACCTTTTTATTGGTTTTATTATATGTATAATGTTAATTATTGTACTAATTAATATTTATTTGCTATTTTTATTAATTGCTGAATAATATCAGGTGTATATTCAGTAATTTTATTTGCTTCTATCGCATTCGCCAAATTTATCCAAAATTTATCATTTTTATATTTATCATTTTGTTTATTAATTTTGAGTAATGTTTTATATAACCATTTATATAATCTTAATTTATTTTTAATACTACAATCACTATGTTTATAAGGACAATGCATTCCATCAACCATATCATTATTCATATAATCAGGTATAAATGCATTTGTATCATTAAATAATGTATAATTATATTCTTTGCAATGGATATGAAATTCATTATAATTAATATATACTGCTGAATCATCAATAATAATAATATCACTATCTTTAGAATTCTTAATTTTAGGTAAAATTTTATTTATAGATTTTTTAAATAAAATATCTGTTTTATCTTTTGTATATTTATTATTCATAACACAATAGTTTCTGGCGAATATAGGTCTATTAAATTTAATATTATTTTCTTTTTCTATAAGTTTAATTTGAAAATTCGCCCAATTATAACTGGATGCTGTATAAATATAAAAAGAAACATTATTATTATATAATTCACGCATTTTATTAATGAAATAAACAAAAAATGGACGAACTAATTTAACCTTTTCGTTATATTGTGGTGATAATACCTTTTTAATATTTATTTTAGGACCATTATAAGATTTCATTAATTCAACCTTATTATATAATTGTAATTGATATGTGCAATTACCAATTAAAGTACTATCTAAATCTATTATAAATATATATTTTTTCATATTTATCTGTATAATAAGTTTATTTTATTTATATTAATATAATAGAAAATATATGCCATCTAATATTTTATATAATAAAAAAAATTGTCTTGAATGGCATTCTGCACCATTAATTAATCCTATTTCTAAAAGAGCTATTAAAAAAGATGGACCAATTTATAAAACTTTTCAAAAAGAATGTGCTAAATTATTTAAATCTTCTTCAAAATCATCTTCTCCAAAATCAATTAAAGATAATATTAAAACACGCTATACAAAAGATATTTGTTCTAAATGGCATTCTAACCCATTAATTAATCCTATTTCAAAAAAACCTATTAAAAAAGATGGACCAACTTATAAAATTTTTCAAAAAGAATGTTCTCCTAATATAAAAAAATCTGTTGATAATACTGATGATATATCATTATGTAAAAAATGGATTAAAAATAGATTAATTAATCCTAAAACAAATAATGCTATTAAAAAAGATGGACCATTATATAAACAATATTTAAAAAAATGTTCCAATTTATTAAAACAATCATCAAAAAGTAGTAGTTCATCTAGACAATCTTCATCACCTAAAAAATTTGCTTCTGCTAAATCTTCATCATCTAGACAATCTTCATCACCTGAAAAATTTGCTTCTGCTAATTCTTCATCATCAAGACAATCTTCATCACCTAAAAAATTTGCTTCTGCTAATTCTTCATCATCAAGACAATCTTCATCACCTGAAAAATTTGCTTCTGCTAAATCTTCATCATCTAGACAATCTTCATCATCTGGAAAATTTGCGTCTGCCGAATCTTCATCATCAAGACAATCTTCATCACCTGAAAAATTTGCTTCTGCCGAATCTTCATCATCAAGACAATCTTCATCATCTGGAAAATTTGCTTCTGCTAATTCTTCATCATCAAGACAATCTTCATCACCTGAAAAATTTGCTTCTGCTAAATCTTCATCATCAAGACAATCTTCATCACCAGTAAAATTTGCTTCTGCTGAATCTTCATCATCAGTACCAAATATATCAAAAGAATTATTTAAAAAATCATTGAAAGAATCTTCTTCAATAAAAACAGGTTCTTCTTCTACTTCATTTAAATCATTATCTGATGTATTTTATTCAATAAAATCAACTTCTTTTTCTAAATATTCAACAGGAGTATCATTAAAATCAAATATAGAAAAATCATCATATGATTTTTTTAATCCTTCACAATATTTAGTATCATATGAAGAATTTACAAGTAATAGAATAGAATATTATAATATTTTACATAAATATATATCTAAAATAAATGATAAATATGAAAATAATTGTATTAAGAAATATAAAATAAAAGATGGAAGACAATTATTAAGAATTGGTAATAGAATTATATTAGAAAAACAATTAGGTAATTCTGGTTCATATGGTATTGTTTATAAATGTTATTATAGATTTAATAAAAAAGATAAATATAGAAATATTCCATATTTTGCTGTCAAAATATGTAAAATTGATGATATTAATACAAAAGAAATAAAAATAGCAGAAAAATTAACTCTCTATAATGTTGAAAACAATTTTTATAATTTCCCCTTACTGTATGGTTATTTAAAATGTAATACTGGTGAATTGAATGATGTATATACTAGTGAAACTGATTCTGGTTCATTAAAATATTCTCCAGAATCATCATTTGACAGTGGATATAATTCATTATTAAATAATGATAAATTATATTTTCAAATTTATGAAATGGCAAATGGAACTGCTGATTTTTATTTTGTAAATATAATAGATTCTAAAACTGATAAAATTGAAAATAATGATTTAGTTTTTAATGCTTTAGTACAATTATTTTTATCAACAATATCATTTCAAATATGCACAGGAATGCAACATAGTGATACACATTTTGGAAATTTCTTATATCATAAAATTAAACCAGGTAATACCAATATTTCAACAACCTTTTATAATTTTACTATAAATATTAAAAATATGGGATATTTATGGGTAATAAATGATTTTGGATTAGCAGAATCACTTAATGATAAATCTAATATAAAAATGAATGAATCATATATTGTAAAAATAATTAATGATTATAAAGAAATATTAAAAGAATTAACTAGATATAATAGATTTTTTAAAGATGAAACAATACCTAATTTTATTAGTGAAATGATGGGTTATTTAAATCCAGAACTTTATTCAGAAAACAAATTTAATTTATTACATATAAACATTTTAAATTGTTTTTTAAAATATACTACAACTGTCAGTAGTAGTAATATTAAACAATAGTTATTACCGCAATTTATTTTTTTTTGTATAATATAGAATAAATATGGATAAATGTAAATCACCAAAATGTGAATTTTCAATTTTTCACCAAAATTGTATAAAACCTAATCCATATATTGAAAGATTATCATACTGTTCCAGAAATAATATATCAAAAAAATCTTGTAATTATAATCAAATTGAAGCATCAAAAAAAGCGTGCGATTATTATAAAGAACGACTTAGTTTTATTAAACAACCTAAACACAAAGACCTATTTAAGGAACCTAAAAAGAAAGATAAGAAATTAAAAGACCTATTTAAGGAAACTTCAAATGAATCTACACCCGAATTTATAAAGAAAGATAAAAAGAAATACAAAGACCTATTTAAGGAACCTAAAAAGAAAGATAAGAAATTTGAAGATATATTTAAAGAAACTTCAAATGAATCTACAATAGAATTTATAAAGAAAGATAAAAAGAAATATAAGGAACCTAAAAAGAAAGACAAAGACCTATTTAAGGAACCTAAAAAGAAGAAATTTGAAGATATATTTAAAGAAACTTCAAATGAATCTACAAATGAACAAAAAAAGAAATACAAAGACCTATTTAAGGAACCTAAAAAAGAAACTAAAAAGAAAGATAAGAAATTTGAAGACATATTTAAGGAACCTAAAAAAGAAACTAAAAAGAAAGATAAAGACATATTTAAGGAACCTAAAAAAGAAAC